CTCGCCTACATGCCCGCTTTCGAAGCGGTTGTGTACGCTCCCATTCGGGCAACCGAACAGGAGTTGGCGGACGTCTTCGAGATGGGGACCAACGTGATCCGTACCGCGGCTGTCAAGTCGTTGGTGAAATATCGTGAGACGCTCACCGGCTAAGTCGCCGGTTCTGCTGATTACGATCGGTGCCGCCCTCACGGGCGGCATCACCCTCACCATCGTCCTGACGGAGGTTTCGTGTACCACGGACCTGAACCTTCACGCGGAAAGCGTGCTCGACGGCATGCCTGCGAAGGCATCCGATCCGGCAGTAGCCGGGTCCCAGCCCAGTTTAAAGCGATAGTTCGTCCTCTCAAGGACGGGACAATCACAGGCCCTCGGGCCTCTGCCAACCTGGTGGTTCAACCACTGGGGCTGTCGCTTTCAGACTCGGGACCGATCCGTGACTACTTGGAGTACCTGGATACACCTCGTGCTCTAACGGTGTGGCTGCTCTTCTCTGCCGGTGAACATCGGCAGTTGGTGGAGCTTGGAATTTCTTGTGACCACTATGTCGATAGAGAATCCGAGTTCGCTCGGGCCTATGCCGCGACCAAGCTGCTTTCCAAATGCAGCGGGTTGCAGACAGGCATCGACACAAAAGCTGTGGCACTTGAAACGGCCCGGAAGGCCGAACAGACCTGTGCTTCCACAAATCAGTTCTTCAAGCTAGCGCGACGTGGTCTCGTGAGAGATCTACGCGGCCGAGACGCCGAGCTCATCGCTCGCGCGCAGAGTCGCATCGCTGCGATCTTGGGGGATTGCCCGGGGATAGAGGGTTTTGACCCCCGACTCCTGGACGAACCTGGGTTCCGGCTCAGGCCGCTTACGGATGGGGGCCCGTTTCTACGGGCTCCCGTTCGCGAGTGGATTTCGACCTTTCCGGAAAGTGGTTGGACACCTGGGCGCACCACCAGCGCTTCAGGGAACGATCTGTCTTCCTACAAAAAATACAGGGCCACACCCCACATAACCGCAAGAGCGCGAAACCTCGGGATGAGGTATTTGCGTCACGCCCCGATATGGGCAGCTATTCACACAGCTGCTCCTAGTGCACGGCCGGGTCTTCCAGTCGTGCCGGGGAATGTCCTGATTGCGGTTCCAAAGAACGCCAAAACTGATCGCATCATTTGCTACGAACCCCACGTCAACATCCGCTTGCAGCGGAACGTGGGGGTCTACCTGAGGGATCGCCTGCTCCTCGCAGGAATCGACCTCCGGGATCAGTCAGTCAACCAGCGGCGCGCACGACAGGGCTCCATAGACGGGCGTTTCGCAACGCTCGATCTACGCTCTGCCAGTGACACGCTGGCCACCGAAGTTGTCTTCGAGCTTCTGCCCATTGACTGGGCATGTCTCTTAGATACGTTGAGGTGTGCGTACACTACCATGCCAGATGGTAAAACTCAGAAGATGGAGAAGTTTTCCGCCATGGGGAACGGATTCACCTTTGAGTTAGAGACCCTTATCTTCTACGCTGTTTGTTCAGCGGTGACAAGTGGGGTCTCAGTGTACGGTGACGACATAGTTTTGCCGACTGCTTCGGCAGCCGAGGCCATTTATGCGCTTAACATGTTCGGCTTCGAAATTAACACCTCGAAGTCGTTCACGAGCGGGCCTTTCCGTGAGAGTTGCGGAGGCGACTATGTTGGCGGTGTACCGATAACACCAGTGTACATGAGGAGGCTTCCTCAGAACACACTGGATCTAGTTCTTTTCCACAACCAGGTGCTTCAATGGGGGCTGCAAAGCTCCCCTGCCGAAGACTTCCTGGACAGGGCCCTTTACAAGGTCCTGAAAAAGTGGCGCACCAAGTGGCCGTTCTACCGAGGCCCGCGAGGGTACGGTGATGGTCACTACCACGTTTCGCTCCCCGACGCAGGGCCGACACACGTGTCGGCGTCCGGTTGGGACGGTTTGTGGTTTAAGACGACGATGGAAAAGAGACCATCGTTGTTTAAGGTGCC